TATGCTCATCTCGGCATACCAATTTCAGCAACTATGACAAAAGCCTCTTGGCATGATCATGTATACAATGATGATACGGGGCTATGGGCATCTCCAAATATCGATGAGCTTTTAAAAACAATGCAAACTGTTGTTAATGAGTATGATGAAATTTCAGACTTCGCTCTGAAATCTGCAAGAATCATTCATTCTGAGTGGTCTTGGGATTCTGTTGCTGATAAGATTCTTGAACGATACGAAGATTATAAAAATACATTCAATTGACCCAAGCATTAATTGATGCCAGTATGTGTTTATTTTGATAGTATTGTCTTTACACATATTTAGGAGTTGAAATGGTTACTACAAATTTTTCAGAGGCTTCAACGCCTCTTTTTTCATTTAGATTGAGCGATGATTTTGTTTCATCGTACAACAATAAGACTGCACCTTTTGGTTACAGAGATGCAGCAGGGAATTCTGTTGGAGAGATTACTTTTCTTCGCACATATTCTCGCAAGAAGGCTGATGGGACAAAAGAGACTTGGGTTGATGTCTGTGAAAGAGTCATTAACGGCATGTACTCATTGCAGAAAGATCATTGCAAGAAGAATCGCCTTCCTTGGAATGGCGTTAAAGCTCAGGCTAGTGCGAAAGAAGCATTTGACCGTCTTTTCAATTTAAAGTGGACACCTCCCGGTCGTGGTCTTTGGATTATGGGGACTCCACTTGTCAACATTCACAAGAACTCAGCAGCTCTTCAAAACTGTGCTTTTGTATCTACATCTGAGATGAGCAAAGATAATCCGGCAGAACCTTTCACATTTTTGATGGAGGCATCAATGCTTGGAATTGGCGTTGGTTTTGATGATAAGGGTTCTGACAAAGATTTCACAATCTATGAGCCAACAAAAAATCCTGTTCTTGACATCATTGCTGATGACCGTGAGAGTTGGGCAAGAGCAACCGGTGATTTGATTAACTCATATCTTAAGCCTGATCAGAGTCCGATTAATTTTGACTACAGCCTTATTCGCCCATACGGTTCTCCAATCGCAACATTTGGCGGAACTGCTTCAGGCCCAGAACCTTTGATTAAACTGCATAATGCTATTAAAAAGAAGTTTGATGGTCGTGCTGGCGAGAAGTTAACGACTGTTGATATTGCTGACTTAGGAAACCTAATCGGTGTTTGCGTTGTTTCTGGCAATGTTCGCCGTTCAGCCGAATTGTTTATTGGTCGAAATACACCTGAAACATTAAATCTTAAAAACTCCGAAGTTTATCCAGAAAGAAACTCCTATGACCCAGAAAATCCGGGCTGGGGTTGGATGAGTAATAACTCAATCGAAACAACAGTCGGTGCAGATATTTCAAACATTGTTGATGGCATTGCTCTTAACGGAGAACCCGGTGTTATCTGGATGGATATGTCTCGTAAGTATGGTCGTCTTATTGATCCGCCAAACAACAAGGACTGGCGTGTTGCTGGATACAACCCTTGTGCTGAGCAGTCGCTTGAGTCGTATGAGTGCTGTACGCTCGTTGAGACTTATTTAAATCGTCATGAGTCACTTGAGGACTATAAGCGTACTTTGAAATTTGCATACCTGTATGCAAAGACTGTAACACTCCTTCCTACTCATTGGGAAAAGACAAATGCAATCATGCAGAGAAATCGCCGTATTGGTGCATCAATGTCTGGTATTGCAAACTTTGCTGATATTCATGGCATCCCTGTACTTCGTGAATGGATGGACCAAGGTTATGAAGTTGTTAAGAGATATGACAATGTATACTCTGAGTGGTTTGGTATTCGTGAATCAATCAAGATGACAACTGTTAAGCCATCTGGCACAGTTTCAATCTTGGCCGGTGAGTCCCCTGGTGTTCACTGGACTCCGGGTGGTAAATACTTCCTTCGTGCTATTCGATTTGGAAATGACGACCCAATGTTGCCATTGTTTAAAATGGCTAATTATCGTGTTGAACCAGCCTCTGAATCTCCAGATACAACATCTGTCGTGTTCTTTCCAATTCAGTCAGATGCAAAAAGAGCAGAGAAGGATGTTACTATTTTTGAAAAAATGGCAATTGCTTCTGTTGCACAGAGATACTGGTCGGATAACTCAGTTTCAGTAACAATCTCTTTTGATTCTGAAATAGAAAAGGAGTATGTAGGAACTGTACTTCATATGTACGATGGACAACTTAAAACAGTTTCTTTCTTGCCATCAGGAAACTTCACATACCCTCAGATGCCATATACTCAGATTACAGAAGATGAATACGCTAAGGAAACATTGGATTTATTCCCAATTGACTTTGCTGGTGTTTATGCTGGAATGGCTGCTGATGCAGTTGGTGAGGCATACTGCACGACAGATTCTTGCGAAATCAAACTTATCAAGGACAATATTTAGAAATAATCATTCAAAAGTGTTATCTATGTGTAGATAATTTATTAAAAGTGATGTAGAATTGTACACATATGAGTTCTGACATGATTAAAGATAAAAAGATTTGGGTTCCTGAAAGGGCATACGGCGTATGTCTTTGGATGATGGAAGATGGTTTCCCCCTTTCTGATGGTGATGGTGTTCTTTGCGCTGAAGGGTTAATGAATGACCCAGCAATTGAGAAAAAAGTTGCCGAAGCTGCTAAGTATTGGACTGGATCTGATGTCGGTCATGTTAGTTGGGTTGCTGGTGCCAGAAAAATTTCTGCATCAGAAAGAGACGACCAAGCAGAAAGATTATCAAATGGCCTAATTGCAGACCCATTTGAGGATTATCTTGACGCTCACTTTGCTCATAAGAGGATTATTTAATGCAAAAATGGGAAGTTGTTCAAGAAGAAGAGTCACAAGAACTTGATGATATCTCTTATAACTCGTTTGAGGTTGAAAAAAAGATTACAGACCCATTCTTAAATGTAAAAATTGATTCCCTTTCCCCTCGAATGAAAAGGAAAGCATCACGCCTTCAGAAAAAGTATGAAGGCACAGATGGCACACAGACCAAATATGTTGATCCATTAGTTGTTAATGGATATTCTCTTTGGGATATTATCAATCCTCCATATGATTTAGACAATCTTGCTCATTTATATGATCAAAGTTCAATTCACTACGCTGCAATCAACGCAAGGGTTATGAATACTGTTGGTCTTGGTTTTGTGTTTGATGAAACATTAAAAGCAAAAAGAAAAATTGAAAGAGTGCAAGACGACAGGGCAAAACTTGACAGAACAAGAAGGCAAATACAAGACTTAAAAGAAGATCTTGATGAAGTCTTTGAAAACCTCAACATTGAGGAAACCCTTATTGAGACTTTGGTTCGTGTTTGGCAAGATGTTCTTACTATTGGGAATGGCTATTTAGAAATTGGTCGTAATAATGCTGGAAAGATTGGTTATATAGGTCATATACCTGGAACAATGGTTCGTGTTAGAAGAAATCGTGATGGTTATGTCCAGATTTCTAGGAGCAACAAGATTCAGGCAGTATATTTTAGAAACTTCCAAGACACAACAACCGAAGACCCAATCAATATGGATCCAAATCCTAATGAAATTATCCACTTCAAAATGTATTCTCCAAATCATACATATTATGGAATTCCTTCCGCAGTTTCAGCTGCTGCTGCAATTGTTGGCGATAAGTTTGCAAAAGAATATAATATTGACTACTTTGAGAATAAGGCAATTCCTCGTTATGCAATCATTCTAAAAGGCGCAAAGATCAGTCAGCGCTCAAAACAAGAACTTGTTAACTATTTTAGAAATGAAGTTAAAGGGCGAAATCATGGAACATTGATTATTCCAATCCCCGCATCTGTAGGTTCTGATACTGATATTAAGTTTGAAAAGCTTGAGGCTGGTATTCAAGATGCTTCATTTGACAAATACCGTAAATCAAACCGTGATGAAATCCTTGTTGCAAACAGAGTTCCTGCTCCAAAAGTCGGTGTCTACGATAACGCAAACTTAGCTGTTTCAAGAGACGCTGATAAAACATTTAAGATGCAGGTTATTGGCCCAGACCAAGCGGTTATTGAAAAGAAGATTAATAGAATTGTTGCTGAGTTTACTGACCTTCTTCAATTTAAACTTAAGAAAATTGACCTCATGGATGAAGAGATGGAGTCCAGAATTTATGACAGATATCTTAGAACAGAGGTTATGTCGCCTAATGAGGTCAGAGGGAAGGTTGGATTGCCAGAGCGCAAAGATGGTGATGAAGTTCTTCCATTCCCAACAAATGTTAAAAAGGAAGGAGCTGGCGCACCAATGGGTAATTCTAATAATGCTGCTGCTCTTCCTCCAAAATCTAGGTCTGATGCAGGCTCAACACCACCAGGTGTTCAAGGCACTGGAGATCAAGCAGAAAGAGGTCAGAATCAAGATTCTGGCGACAATGTGGATACCGTAAAGGTATTTGAAGGAGAAAATAATGAGTGAACAAACTTTAGTCTATTCAGACACAAGTGTTACAAGCGCTGATGGTGAAGTAAGTGTTGGAAGACATACATCTTCTATTAAATTTTACAATGCAAGCAATACAACAGATGCAGTTGTTGAAGTAAATGGTGGACCATTGAGGGTTCTTATCCCATCAACTGCTGAAGGCAATGCTGGCTATGTTGAGTTGTATGGCGACTATACAAAGTTTCAAGTAATTACATCTGGTGTAACAATCTCTGTAATGGCTTTTGGTTAAAGATACACTTTATAGTGTATAATTTTAGATTACGAGGTCTTTATGGAAAACTTTAATTTATCTTTCCCAATTGATATGATCAAAAAAGAGGAAAGAATTGTAAGCGGTATTGCAACTGCTGATAATATTGATAAATCTGGAGACATTGTTGAATTCAATGCTTCTCTTGAGGCATTTAAAAACTGGGGTGGAAATATCCGAGAAATGCACCATCCTATTGCCGTAGGCAAGGCTATTAGTTATGAACCAGTTGAGATTGAAGATGAAGATGGTGAAAAATATAAGGCTATTAAAGTAAGTGCTTATATTTCAAAGGGAGCCCAAGATACTTGGGAAAAGATTCTCGATGGAACTCTTCAGGCATTTTCTATTGGTGGAAAAATTATGGAAAAGGCTGAGTCTACAGAAAAAATGTTTAGAGGTAAACCAGTTAATGTTATTAAAAAATATACACTTGGTGAATTGAGTTTAGTCGACAATCCAGCAAATGCACTTGCAACTGTTGACATTATCAAAATGGATACGGATGGAAATTTAGATTATATTCTTGACATTGTTGAAGGTATTGATTTTGACATTGAAAAAGCAAAAGCACCTCTTAAGGATCCAAAAGGTGGACTTACTGCTGCAGGTCGTGCTCATTTTAAACAGACAGAAGGGGCTAATCTTAAGCCCGGTGTTAAAGGTCCAGCAGATACACCAGAAAAAATGCGTAGAAAAGGTTCTTTCTTAACAAGGTTCTTTACTAATCCATCTGGCCCTATGAAGAAGCCAAATGGTGAACCAACAAGATTAGCGCTTTCTGCTGCTGCTTGGGGTGAGCCAGTTCCTCAGAATGCTCAGGATGCTGCAGAATTAGCAGCAAAAGGAAGAAGACTTCTTGAGAGATATCAGAATACAAAAGAGAAGTCTGTTAATTCTGAAATGGAGAAGGAAGGAGAAGTCACTACTTCCGGTATGGGTTCTGGAATTAAAAATCCAACACAGGGTAATCAGTTTATTACACCTACAATTCCAAAAAAGAAAAAGGAGAAAAAAGAAATGAGTTCTTACAAAATTGAAGAACTAGTAGAAATCATTAAAACGCAAGATGAAACATTGCAGAATGATGTAAACTATGATAAGGTCTTAGACATGAATGAACAAGAAATAAATAGATTATCGCTTTTAAAGCGTATGGTCAATTGGCTTGTCCCAGATGTTCAAGAGGATGCTTCAACCCAAGTTGAAGTTACTATTAACACACAGGAGGAAAATATGGATATTGAAGTCCTTAAAGATGCTCTTAGTGCTGTTGTTGATGACAAACTGGCTAACTTCGCTACTTCTATCAAAGAAGAGGTTGAGGCTTCGCTGAACGAAAAAATCGACAATATTGCCAAGGGTTTTGAAGCCAACACAATTGAGCTTCAAGAAAAATTAGAAGCAGCAGAAAAGGCTCTCGCTGAAACAGAAGAGCAAGTTAGCAAGTTTGCTGACGCTGGTGCTATCAAGAAAAGCGTTGATCCGGAAGAAGAAGAGGAAGAGGGCGATGACCTCGCTAAGTCTGATTCTATCTGGGGAAACATGTATTTGCCACAGAGCGTTATTAACGCCTTGGGTTATAAGTCATAAGTAGGAGGAAAAATTATATGGCATCACAAGAAGAAATTCTTTCAAAGGCTAATGAAGTAACAACGGGCGTTGTTGGCAATGATTCAGGTGGTTTGTTAAAGCCAGCTCAGTCCAACCGCTTCTTAGATTACGTTATTGACCAATCTGTACTCATGCAGAACGCGAGAGTCGTTCGCATGCGCACACCACAAATGGAAATCGATAAGGTTTCCGTTGGTACTCGTTTGCTTTCCAAAGCAACAGAGGCAACCGATGACGGCTCAAATGCAGCCGTTACCTTTAGCAAAGTTTCTTTGTCAACTGTTAAGCTCCGCTTGGACTGGGCAGTTTCCACAGAATCGTTAGAGGACAACATTGAAGGTGCATCTCTTGAAGATCACATCGCACAGGTTATGGCTCGTCAGACAGCAAACGACCTTGACGATTTGTTCATCAATGGTAACACCTCTTCCAACAACGGCCTTATCAAGGCTCTTGATGGTTTTGTAAAACTTGCAAGAACTAACGGTCGCACGGTTGATGAGGCAGGAAACCAAGTTTCCCGCGCTACATATGACCGTATCCTCCGCAACCTTCCAACCAAGTATCTCCAGCGCAGAAATGACTTGAGATTCTTCACCGGTTCGGGCGTTGTGCAAGACACCATCTATAGCTTGGGTAATCCAAACTCCGCAACTGCTGCAACAGCAGGCGCACCAGCACCAATGTCACAAATTGGTGAAATGGCATTCCTTCAGGGTTCCATGAGAGCAAATGGCGGTCCAGGTTCAACTGGTATCGCACCATTCGGTATTCCATTGCTTGAAGTTCCTTTGATGCCAGAAACAGTATCTGGTGACTACTCTGGTGCTACTGGTTCACATGGTTATGTTGAATTAACATTCCCTAACAACCGTATCATTGGTATCAACCGTGACATTACCGTTTACCGTCAGTTCAAGCCAAAGACCGACACGATTGAATATACACAATTCATGAGAGTTGGCTCTAACATTGAAAATGCTGATTCTTATGTAATCGGTAAGAATGTTAAGCTTCGTAGCCTCTAATATTCATAACTAAAAATGTGTGCGGAAGGAGGAGTGTAAAAACTCCTCCTTCTCGCATTATTGAAACATATGTGGTAATCTATTACCTATGAGTGATAATGTTATTAAAAGCACAGATGTTACTTCTGGTAAAGAAGAAAAGAACACTGTAAAGAAAGCACCAGCCAAAAAAGCTGCTGCTCCAAAAGTAAAAACAGAGAAGAAAACTGAAGAAGTCAAATCTAAATCTGGAAAAGTTGTTATTATATTTGAAAGTGGTGCATCCTATGTTTCTGGAGACCTTCACTTTACAAGAGAAAATAACATCCAAGAAGTTTCAGAAGAAGTAGCCGCCTTTCTTCTTACTCTTGAAAACTTTAGACTTCCAGACCAGTTAGAATTGGAAGATTATCTTAATTCTAAGGAGGATTAATTATGGCCGGTAGCCTTAGCAATTATGCTGAAAACAAAATGCTTGATCATGTAGTAGGAACTACATCATATACAAAGCCAACTACTCATTTAGCACTGTTTACAGTTGCACCAACAGACTCAACAGCAGGCACAGAAGCAACTGGCGGTTCATATGCAAGACAAGCACTTGCAGGTCTTTTTACCGCAGCTGCGTCTGGCGCTACATCTAATAATGCTAATATCGACTTCCCTGACATGCCAGCATGCACAATCGTTGCAATTGGAATCATGGACAATAGTACTGGTGGAAATCTTTTAATTCATGGAACATTAACTGCAAACAAAGTTCTTGATGCTGGCGATACCCTTCGAGTTGCAACTGGTGATCTTGATATCACAATTGACTAAGGAGTAATATGGAAAGAAGAGAATTTGCTGGAGCTGTTATTGCACAGTCTTTGAGCGCTAATATTTCTAATTCATCAAGTTCATTTGATGTTACTGATGGCTCAACTTTCCCATCGGGTTCTTTGAATAAGTTTGTTGTATCCATAGGTCGTGGAACTCCAAATGAAGAAAAAATATTGATTACAAGCAGAAGTTCAAATACATTCACTGTCTCTTCTAGGGGTTATGATGGAACTCCTGCAGTTGCTCATACAGCAGGAGAATTGGTTGATCATATTCTTGACGCTACTGCTGTTCAGTCAATGAATACAACCGTTTTTGACAATCAAATCCTTAATTGGATGGGGGTATAATGCCAAACTTAACACCAAAATCTTTATATGTCGGAAACGATACAGCGTCTAATGTTTATACTGTTTCCAGTTCAACTGGTTCATATACAATTGTAAAAACTATTAGCATCTGCAATCCAACAGCTTCTTCCGCAACATTTGATATGCACATTCTTGGCGGTTCTGGAACTCCTGGAAATAACAATGCATTGTTTAAAACATTTACAATTAATTCAGGAGAAACTGTGTCTGTTGACACAACAACAGTTTTAGATGCTGGATACAAAATTCATATTGTAAATGCAAGCAATAAATGCACATTTGTTATAAGTGGAGTTGAGTATTCTGCTTAACCAATAATCTAGTATTATTGTTATGTGAGAAGATTAAGATTTAAAAAAGGTTCATGGCTATTAGTACCTGTAATAGTCCTATCTTTCTTTTCAACTCCCGCTAAAGCAGAAACTTTTAGAACGGAAAGTGCTGGAGATTTTTATTTCCAACTTGAATCTGGAACAACCTTCACCGTGCGAGCAACCGCTCAGCAATACGGGATTGACAGTATGTTTTGGCTGTATAACAGCAATAATACATTGTTGGTTTCAAATGACGACTTTTTTGGTTTAGATTCTTATATTTCATACAGTGTGCAAGAATCTGGAACATACCGTCTTCGTACAGGTGTTTGTTGCGGTGATCCTAATAGATGGTATGGAAATTTTTATAATTTTGAAACAGACTCTGTTCCAACAGATATTCCTCCAACAACAACTTCAAGTACTACAACAACGAGTACGACAACCACTACTACCACCCTGCCTCCTCTCGGCATGAGAACACCAACAAACCTCCAAGCGATTGCTTATGAGGGGCGAGTTACCCTTTCTTGGGATGCGCCAGAAGGTGGAGAAGGTTACGCCCCTGTAGAGAGATATGCAATTTTCTTTACCGATGACAACTGGCAAACATCCCGCGCTATTGGCTCAACCGATACATTGGCAACGGTTTACAATCTTGAAAACGGCACAGAGTATCAGTTCAGGGTTCGTGCTGACAATGACACTCTTGGGGTGTATTCCTCAACTGTTGAAACTTTTACAGTAAGTGCAACGCCTTTTACGACTACTACTACGAGTACAACAACCACAACGACTACAATTACGACTACAACTACAATTGTTGAAGAAGTTGTCCCTCCTCCTGTCGAGACACTTCCAACAGAAAACACTACTGTTTCAATTCCTGAATTAGACCCAACTCCAGTTTCTACTCCAGAGATAGATACATCTCCAGTAGTGGTTCCGGAGCCAGAGAATTTACCAAATGAAACAATTCCGAAAGTCAGTATTCCAGAAGAGACACAAACAACAGCGGATGAGGCAGTATCTAATATATTCAACAACTCCAACAACGCAGACGAGCTTGGCGCAGCGGTAACTGATGCCATAGGCAATGCAGAATCTCCCGAAGAAATTGCAGCATTAGTTACATCTCTTTTCGATGGACCTATGAATAGCGAAGAATTTTCAGCCGTTGTTGACTCTATCTTTACAGAAAACCTTTCAACAGAAGAACTGAGTGCGGTATTGGATGCAGTATTTTCCGAGCCATTGTCTGATGAAAAATTTGCCGAGGTAATTGACGCAGTATTAGACTCACCTCTTACTAATGAGCAGTTCGCTGAGGTAGTGGAAATATTGGAGTCGGATAATGTTAGTGAAGATCAGGTTTCTGATGCTGTTGATAATATTTTGGAAAATGGTGTAACGGAAGACCAAGCTACGGATCTTGCTACGAGTGCAAAGGTTTTGGAGAGTATTGACGCAAATCAGGCTACAGAAATCTTCCAAGAAATCCCTGTATCAGACTTGACCGCAGAAGAAGAAGCCGCTCTTGTAGAAACACTCACTGATGCCCCAACGGAGATTAAGGAAGCCTTTGAGGGGGCAATTGATATTTTTGGAGAAGGTCTTGATGACTATGTTCCTACTGGCTCTGAAATCAATGTAGAAGCAAGAAGAGCACTAATTGCTGTAACAACAGTTTTAACAACGATTACAACGGCTCCTATGCCCTCTGGAGGCAGTTCTGCACCATTGGGTGGAGGTGCTGGTGGACCATCCGGAGGCGGTGGTTCTGGAAATGGAGATCGAGGTAGTAGTCGATCAAGGAGAAAATAATGTTTAAAAAAATATTAAACGAACTCCATGCTTTGGCATGGACATTGTCTGGAGGTGTAATTGTTTTAATTACATTATCTGGAAAAACTCAAACTTATGGATTGTGGTTAACTGTATCTGCTTTTGTTGTCCACATGTTTGGCGTATTAATTAAAAAGGAGGATTAATGTCAAAAGTTAATAACATCTTATTAAGAATACTCGCCGTGTTCGGAGCATCTGGTCTCGGTGTCATTGGCGCAGGAGCGGTTGCTGGAGTTAGCTTGCCAAAGGCTATTTTTATGGCCGGAATTGGCGGTGTTGCTAAAGTCGTAGAAGGTCTTGCAAATGCCTTCCTTGATGATGGGAAACTATCCGAAGATGAAATTGAGTCAATATTCAGCAAGGCGAAAAGTAAGCCTGATGAAGAAGACTAATGTATAATGTACTTAAGTGATTAAGTCACAAAGGAGAATTTTATGATTAAGATTTCAGAACAAAATAAGGCAATGATTGCCTCCTACGGTAGAAGCGTTTTAGGCGCAGCAGTTGCTGTCTATGTTTCAACTGGTGATGTGAAGATGGCTGCAAATGCACTCTGGGCAGCAGCTCTTCCAGTAATTTTGCGCTATGTGAACCCAAATGATTTAGCATTTGGTAAAGTCAAGGCTGGTAAATAATGCCAAGAAAGTATAGCTATTATCCAAGTTTTGATGGTAAAGGCGCACAGCCTGGAACTGAAAAGTTAGTTGAACTTTGCGGTAAGAGATGGAAGACATCCAATATGGGAATTTACTCCCCTCGGTTGATGAGAAACTCTAAGACCGCTGGTAAGAAGATTGGTGATCCAGGTATGGAAAAGTACCTGAGTGTTCACGCAACTGGTGCTGCATGCGATGTCGGCTATACAGATCGTAAGGTCGGAGTTGAAATGTGGAACTGGTTTATCAAGTATACTAAAGAGTTGGGCATTGAAGAAATTCATGACTATGCATTTGATGCAAATCCTAAAGATAAAAATCAGGGTTATGGTCGCGGATTTAGGTGCTCAAGAGGTGAGAATGAGGCTGGGGTAAAGATTTTTAGTGAGTCCGATAATGCTGGAAGTTTTGGCGGGAAGTGGTTGCATTTAGAGCTTTCTCCAGAAATGGCAAAGGATGCTGCAAAGTTTGAAGCAGCTTGGAGAGCATTGCCTAAGCCCGGTGCGGCTTAATTAGGAGATTTTATGTCTAGAAATAAAGCATGTGCTTGCGGTTGTGAGTGTGTTGATCAATGCGATTGCGGTTGCGAGGAATGTGACTGCTAACAATGGCTGCTAAAAGAGAAATTAGTATATATCAAGGAGATACATATCTCCACGAATTAAGGCTTAGAAATAGTAGTAATACTGCTATTAATATAACAGGGCGTGTATATACTGCTCAACTTAGAAAGAGCAAGTCTTCAGAGACTGCTGTTACATTTACAACAGCAATTACAAATGCTGCTAACGGTGTTTTAACATTTAGTTTAACTCCAGCACAAACATCAAACATAGAAGCTGGTTCATATATTTATGACTTGCAAGAACTTAACGGTTCAATTGTAACCACTTTGATAAGTGGAACAGCAATTGTTTCAAGAGAGGTTAATCATGGGTGAAGTTACCTATGTAACTGTTACTTCTGGTGATATTACCAATGTAACAATTTCAGAATCAGATATCACTGCGCTTAGTGTTCAGTCATCTGAAATTACAACAATCTTGGCCGCCCCCGCAACAATCGTTTTGGGTGGTGAGCCTTTTTTAAGTGGTGGAGATCCAGCGGATATTGCAAGAGCAGCTTCTTCTGGGGTGTCAACCCTGTTTAGCAGGAGTGACCATGTTCACTCAATTGCAAACACGCTATTGGATGGAGGAAATTATTAATGGCAAATACAATTAGAATTAAAAGAAGGGCTACTGGTAATGCCGGTGCCCCATCTTCATTGGAGAATGCAGAACTTGCATATAACGAAGTAGATGATGTCCTTTACTACGGTAAAGGAACAGGTGGAGCAGGTGGAACTGCTACGACAGTTCAAGCAATTGCTGGTACTGGCGCATATGTCTCACTTTCGGGTGCTCAAACAATTACAGGAAATAAAGAATTTACTGGAACAACAATTGTTGCAACACCAACAGCAAATACACATGCCGCTACAAAACTTTATGTTGATCAATCAGTAGCTGCAGTTTCAGGTTCTTTTACAGTTGCTGGCGATGGTGGAACAAGTCAAACCGTAACTCTCGGAGATACATTGACAATTGCTGGTGGAACTGGTCTTACATCTACTGGTAGCGCAACCGATACAATCACATTAAATCTAGACAATACATCGGTTACGGGTGGTTCTTATGGCAATGCAAATACTGTTGCTACCTTCACTGTTGATGCACAAGGTCGTTTAACAGCCGCTGGAAATAGCGCTATCTCAATTACAAACTCACAAATTTCAAACTGGCAAGAGGCTGTTGAGGATACTGCATCTACGATGATTACAGCCGCTACTCACTCTGGCATTAGTGTTTCCTATACTGATAATAACTCTTCCGCAGGAACTCTCGCTTTTACAAATACAGGTGTAACTTCTGTAACTGGAACATCAAATGAAGTTAATGTTTCTGGTACAGGAACTGGTCCTTGGACTGGCGCTGTGACTATTGGTCTCCCAGACGATGTAACAATTGGCAATACTCTTACTGTTACTGGAGATCTGATTGTTAATGGAAATACAACAACTTTAAATACTGCAACACTAACGGTTGAAGATAAGAATATTGTTCTTGCCAATGTCACATCTGCATCAAATACGACAGCAGATGGCGCTGGTATCACCGTAACAGATGGCTCAACTGGTAAGACATTTAACTGGGTTAATGCAACATTGGCTTGGACTTCATCAGAAGACTTGAATCTTTTGGCCGGTAAAGTGTTTGAAATTGGTGGAACTTCAGTTCTTTCTAATACAACTCTCGGTTCAACAGTTGTAAACTCAAGCCTAACATCGGTTGGCACCATTGCAACTGGTGTATGGAATGGCACAGCAATCGCTTCGACATCTGGAGGTACAGGTCTTACATCCTATACAACTGGTGACTTAATTTATTCCTCATCTGGTAATACACTTTCTAAACTTGGAATTGGTTCTGCTGGACAATTCTTAAAAGTTGTTGGTGGCGTACCTGCTTGGTCTGATACAGTAGATGGCGGTACTTTCTAGTAGGAGGAAGTAATGGCTAACACCATTAAAATTAAAAACTCAGGTACTGCTTCCAATGTTCCGTCATCCCTTGAATTTGGTGAGTTGGGGCTAAACTATGCTGATGGAAAACTTTATTATAAGAATGCATCAAACACAATTGTGGAGTTTGGAGGTAGCACATCTATTGATCTAGATGGTTTATCTGATACTGTAATAACAACACCAGAAGAGTTTCAAACTCTACAGTATAATGGAACTAACTGGGTAAATAATTATTCCCCTGTTGTATCATATGTCCGTAATGCAGAATCAAACACCTTAACAACCGGTACATGCGTATATCTATTTGGAGCTACGGGGGATCATGCGACAGTTAAGAGAGCGGATAATGATTCAGATGCAACATCTTCAAAGACAGTTGGGGTCATTGGCGCAAATATTGCAGCCAGTGAAAATGGACCGGTTGTTACAAGAGGATATGTTGACGGTATAAATCTTTCTACTGGGTATACAGCAGGTGATGTTCTTTGGCTTGGGGAGGATGGTGCGTTTACGAAAACAAAACCTTCTGCTCCCGAACACCTTGTTTTTATTGGAGTTGTAGTTCGTGCTACCAATAATGGAATAATCTATGTAGCAACTCAAAATGGTTATGAACTAGATGAACTTCATGATGTATCCATTACCGATAAAACATCTGGAGATTTTCTTAAATATAATGGAACACTTTGGGTAAATGATCCAATTAATTTAGGCACAGATACAACTGGTAGCTATGTATCCTCTCTTGTAGCCGGTTCTGGAATAACACTTTCTAACAACTCAGGAGAAGGCGCTACTCCAACAGTTGCTTTGACAAGCAATTCTGTGACAGTTAATGGTACATCGATTACTTTAGGCGGTTCTGGAACAGTTACTGCAAACGCCTCAACCCTTACAGGAACATCTCTTAACTCTTCTGTTGTTGGTTCAAACCTTACATCGGTTGGAACATTGACTTCTTTAACGGTTTCAGGAAATGTTTCTGTAACTGGAGCAGTTATTGATCATGTTATTACAAACCAACAAACTGCTTCATACACATTGGCACTTACTGATGATGGAGATTTGGTTGAAATGAATGTCGGTACCGCTAATAACCTCACAGTCCCAGCAGACAATACTGTTAACTTCCCTGTCGGAACTTCTATTGATATTCTTCAAGTTGGGGCGGGCCAAACAACAATTGTTGCTACCTCAGGTGTTACAATTAATAGATCAACAGGTCTTAAACTTAGAACCCAATGGTCTGCTGCAACCTTGATTAAAAGAGCTGCAAATACATGGGTTGCTATCGGAGACTTATCGGCCTAGTCGGTTAAAAGGTATAATATAGAATATGACTGGAATTAACTATTACCCATTGAGGGTTCAAGACAAAACTCAAAGAATTATAACAGCAAGTAGCAATATTGCAATTGCATCCAGCGATGCGTCTTCTGCTTATTATTGCACTAACTCTTCCGCAATCTATATCACCATTACAGCAGATGTAAGTAATTCTCTTCCAGTTGGTTCACAGTTTGATTTTGTAAGATCAAATTCAAATGTTGCTTTTAGTGCAGCTCCCGGCGGTATCACTATTACATCAACATCTGGCTCAACTCCTCAGATAAGAGTTGCAGGAGGGGCTTGTACCTTTTTAAAAACCACAAGTAATACTTGGGTGGTTATTGGCGACATTGCGACATGAGGCATCTAGGTATAGTTGCAAGTAGCGCACCACAGCCATCAGTCCCCTCAATTACAATAAATAGCACTACTAATTTCAACGAAAATAGAGCAACTTTTAATGCGACTGTGAGTCCAAATGGAGCAACTACTAGTGTTAAGTTTCAATTTAAAAAGAGTGTTGAATCTTTATGGAACGATGGCTCAACAGTAACAGGTCTTACCGGTTCAAGTCAGGCTGTTTTTAGCAACCAAACTGGATTAGAGATTAATAATGCAACAGGCACTACATACGATGTTCGCGCCATTGCAACAAACTCAGCGGGTGAATCAACAAGTTCTAGTACAACTTTCACTACATGGTCAAGAAAAACATATACCAAAACAACATCTGGGTCTGAAACACTGACTCTTCAAACAGTAACCCCAACTGGTGGTTCAACTGTAGTTCCTTCCATTTATGAAATTCTTGTAGCAGGTGGTGGTGGTGGTGGTCGTACTCAAGCTGGTGGTGGTGGAGCAGGAGGATTTAGAGAACTATCTTCTTTGGCTCTAAACAACGCTTCCAATCTTGTCCTGTCTATAGCGGTTGGCGCTGGTGGAGCAAACGGCTCTAATGGCGTTGATAGCACCCTGAGCGGAAACTTTACAACATTGACTGGTGGTGGTGGTTTGACGGGTCCGTATAATCCAACAAACGGTATCGGTAATAATGGTGGAAATCGAGGAAGTGGAGACGGTTCAGCAACTGGCGGTATCGGTTACACAAACTACGATAAAGACGACAATCCTGACCCCAATAATCATTCTCATGGCGGTGGTGCTGGGTGGTCAGGCAACGGCGATGATGGCGGATACCTTGGAGAACCTGATTACGCGTTCACGCCTGGTAATGGTGCAAACGGTGCTACAAAATATAACATAAGCGGCGGCGCTGGCGGTCGTGGTTATGCAAATAATGCTGGTACAGGACAACTTGGAACTAACGGAACATTTTGGTCAGGACCAAGCTCAGGAGGGCAGGCTACAATATTTGGTGGAGATGGTGAAGCAAAACCCGGTGTGGTAACATTTAAGTATTATGGGCCTTAAGCATGATTAAAACAAGAACATTTTCAACAGATATTTTATCAACACATAGAGGATTTTTTATTCTTGATAAAATCCCAAAATTTGCAAGCGAAGTAGACGTTTGGATACAAACACCAGTAGGAAATGAATCGGTTGATTTCATTGATATTTTTACTTTGCAAGATGGGACATTGCTGGCTGCATGGTTGCATCCTTTTCAAAACTTGCGACTTCATAATCTAACTGCAGTTTGTGATGGAATAGAGCAAATTATTAACCTCTATCCTCTTGAAAGGATTATAGATATATATAACAGACCATTGAATGCAGAACTTGGTACATTTAGTTTTGCAAAGTCAATACCAATTGACGATGGGGACTGGCGATGCCATAGAGGTTTATATGCTCCTTGGCAATTTACAGATGACAGTCATGAAATCGTAATCGACGAAGTGACTCAGATTGTTATTTATGAATCATTTTTAAATGTTAATAATATTGGTCATTTAATATACCTAGAAGCAACAGGCAAAACACAACTTGCCAACCAAAAAGTAAATAATAGCACTGCTCCTGTTACTGGTCGGACACTCCAAGAAGCAATGCGCCTCATCTATGAATGGTCTGTTCTCGCTGAAGAGCCGTTTAACAGCACAGATGACGCAGCCATTGTTGCCAAGCAATTCCTTGATTCCCTTGGGTTCACTACAGAAGAGCGTACAGCCCTAGCCTCCTTTCCTCCTATGCAAATCAGCAACTACTTGACAGGTAGCGAGACAGCCCGTGTCCGGCCATCAAACATCCCCGCCTTAGATGGCGCTATTAAGGCAATGGTCTTTAAGCGCATGGCTTCATCTTCTCTTTCAGCCCTGTTCAAGATTCACGGCATTGAAGACACCTATGGTTTGCAAGAATTGGAGCAGGCAGAACTTGACGCTGGCATCCAAAGGTTTAACGACTACTACACCGAACCAGTTAATGCCGGAGACAAACCTTTCTTTGACAATCAAGTAAGATTCTTCAGGAACAAGCAAACTGTCTTAAATCTTGACAGCATGATATAAAAAATATTAGCGCATAGAATAGTCTTATTTAAAAGAATGATAGATAATATCAAGATAAAGACAAATCTGATAAAATGGAGATATCATGGATGAAGTAAAGATAAATACATCAAAGACTCTTACTTTGACGCTTCCATCTGATCCAACCTCCAATCTGGTGAGCGTATCTCTTTACCATGAGCTTGGGGATCTGGTCTCAGGTCCAACCAGCGCTACCAGAACGGGCACAGGGGTTTATACAATTACCTATGGACAGCAAAACTCTGGAATCTATATTTTAAATTCCTCAGGGCGTTACAGGGCTGATTTTGTCTATACGGTCTCCGGGACTTCATATACCCAATCTAAGTATATAAATGTCTTCACCCCTTACATTACGGCGGCCGAGTTCTTTGACGAGTACCCTGAACTTGAGAACGATTTTGAGTCAAAGTTTGAGGCAATTGCCAAGAGGGTAAAAAATACAATTGACACATATTGTGGACAGTCTTTTGAATATTATGGAAACAAGACTCTGCTTATGAATGGCAATAACTATTCAAGCATGAGACTGCCGATTCCGGTCTCTGATTTAACATCTGTTATTCAAGACTTTGGAACAAGCGATGAATTAATCCTATTAAACGAAACTGTTGACAAGGTTGAAAAGGTAAGACAACCTTTTAATTTTGATACAACCTATAATATCCGCTTTAGAAAAACATCATTGCCAGAGCAAGTTTTTGTACTTGGCAAATGGGATCTTGATTCTACA